ATCTATAACCTAGAATGATTAACAATACTAGTATTATATGTGAAGCGGATTTTTAGGTCAAACGGTAAAAAACTGTGGCGTTTTTACAACGGTTTATCTTGGAGCAAAGTCCTGTTGCAGTTTGATATTGTCCATGAACTCTTTCTTGGTTCCTGGGTCTGTGTTGAATGCACCTTTGAGCACTGTGGTCTGTGTTAGACTAGAGTGTGCCATAATGCCACGATTCTCACAGCAACCGTGCGTGGCCTGAATATACACACCCACGTTCTCAGAATCGGTTGCTCGCATTATTTCTCTTGCGATGTCGTTACATAGTTCTTCTTGAAGTGTGCCACGACGAGCACACCACTGAGCGATCCGAGTATATTTCGAAAGACCAATGAGCTTATTTGCTGCAATAATGCCAATATAAGCCACGCCTGAGACAGGCTGATGATGATGGCTACACATACTACGCAACTCACTACGAACCACAAGCATACCTTCATAACGGTCCTCTGAATCATTTGGAAAAGCTGTTGCATCGGGTCGTGGATCATATCTACCTCCCATAATTTCATTGTAATACATCTTGGCCAAGCGACGTGCTGTGCCCCGTGAGTTAGGATCAGTTTCTCTATCAATCAACAAGGTATCTAACACCCGTTCAAAAGCCGCCGCGGCTTCGTTGATCAGGATTTCTTTGTCGCCTTCGTGTAGATAATCGCTAATGTTGTCTCCGGCCCAGAAACGTTTCTTATCACGCTTCATGTTGAAGCGGATAGCATCGGCCAAGTTGGCTTCTTCATAGCCCTTGTCATTCATTGCGGCATCTTCATAGCCAGGATGATACGGTGCTTCGTTTACTAGTTCAGAACTAGCCAATGCATTTTTTAAGTCTTCTGATGTAAATGTTGTCAATTCTTTTTCTCCGAGTTATTAGGGTCGTGGATGACCAGTCTTGCTACTATTATAAAGGTTATTTAGGCCCATGTCAAGGTCGAAATGTAATTTTCCTACAGTCTGGATAAACTACAGACTGTGATTGTGGAGCAACAGTGGGTAATAATTCTAAACCCCGAGCACATAATTCTAGGGTAGGACAATAGTGCCAGCCTAATCTAAGATCGGTTTCGGTATCCCACGGAACGTTAAGATCGCGTCCATCTGCACGTTGTCGACTGAACTTCTTGTAAGTATCTGGGTTGTCCAACAAGATAGCACCCACCTTGCCTAGTTGTAGTGGTTTAGTCCAACCAAAGCTGAGACACTGCATTTGCCCCGGGCGATACATTCCGGGTTCTAATCTGCGTGCTGAGTCCCAAATATTGGTATCGTTGAATTGATATTCACCTGTCCACTGTTCATTGGTCAGTTCAAATTGAATACCGAGATGATACATCAGCATAGGAACACTAAGATATGTGTGGGCTGAGAATTTTGTATGCGTAACACCGGCATGTCTAAAACACAGTTCAAGCGCATGAGTGCACCCGTCAGTTACAACCACATAAGGGGCACCGGTATACTCAGCCAAGGCCTGTTCAAAATCAAATAAGGCTTGGAAGCTCATCTGTTGTACCAAGCCCACACATGATTAATTATATCAGTCATAACAAATTTAGGTTGCCAACCACTTACACTCATAAATTTACCAGCATCGGCAGTAAGCACAGCAGGATCGCCTTCACGTTTGGCACCATGCAACACAGGAACTTCGACACCGGTAATCTGTGCGGCAGCACGAATAACTTCGAGGTTGCTATAGCCCGTATTGGTACCAAGATTATAAATGTCACTAGGAATAGATTGATCTATAGCCGCAATATGTGCTGTGGCTAAATCTTCAACATGGATATAATCGCGAATGCAGGTGCCATCTGCTGTAGAATAATCTGTGCCGTACAGCACAAAATCTTTTTTATCTTTGATGCTTTCTAATACACGGGCAATAATATGAGTAGCACCGGGTGCTTGTCCGTGTCGACCTTGACTGTCTGCGCCGCAGGCATTGAAGTAACGGAATGAAACAAAGTCTATGCCATAGGCATGCCGGTAACTCTGTAACATCCAATCCGTCATTAACTTGCTTTCGCCATATGGACTGATAGGTTCGGTCGGATCAACTTCCTGCACAGGAGTCATAATGGGATTGCCATAAGTTGCAGCACTTGAACTGAAAATAAGTCGAACATTAGTTAACTTGCTGGCAACCAGATAGTTAACCAAACTCATGGTTTTTACAAAATTATTGTCGTAGTATTCGCCGGGATTGGTTAGACTAGGTCCGACTAGACTGGTGCCGGCACAGTGTATGATAGCATCGGGCGCAAACAATCTAATACTATCAAGCCCTACTTCGTTGGCAAAGTCGCCGGTATGCCAGGTAGCACCAGAATTTAATAAATGTTGTGGAGGCATTGCCCGGTCAATGGCCAATACAGTATGACCAGCATCTAACAGTTTAAGAACCGTTTCTCCACCTATATAACCGGCACCTCCGGTGACTATTACTCTCATGCTTCGATTTTTTTCACATGATATTTGGCCTGACTCACATGATCTCTATAGCGATTACCTGCACGATTCCATTGTTCGCCTGTGCCTTCTAAAATATCACAGATACGATCTACTGTGCCATTGGTCCAGTCCGAGATCAAGCCCATGTTGTGATGCGGCGTGGTCAGCAGATACTGTAACTTGTGGAATGCATCATCTATCGACCAAGGAACGTAAAGCCTGTTAGGATCGTCGGCAAAAGTTTCAGGGAAGCTGCGATAAGCAGGATATAGAACATTCGATCCAAGCGTATCCGCTTCGGATACTGTGTTGCTGACCCAGTCTTGTAGAGCGCAATTAAACAATACCCTAGTGTCATTAAGCAAAGCGTAGTAATCATTTTTCTTTAGGTTCTCATAAATTTTGACCTGTCCAGCCGACTCCAACATCCTGGCACGAGTCACATAGTCAGGATTGTTGCTGCGTAAAGGACCGCCTTGCATGATGGCAAATTCAACGTCCTTGTGTCGACCCTGACTGTGATACATGTCAATTAGATCCATGAAGAAGCCCGGTTGTTTCTCTTGATCAAAGCGGGCAGCAAAGGCCACACGCATGGCCCGTTGCTCAAACGGCCGAATATTTTGCGAGCCACCAATGCGTTCTAGCACTTCTTCCTTGCCAAATGCTAGACCCGAGATGTTGTAGATAGGAGCCGACCAACCTGCAATACGCATATGGGCCACCATTTCTTCATTAGTAGCTAATACACCAGTGGCAAATTCATTAACCATTTTCTCATAGAGTCCCATCCACCGAGCCATACCCCATACATGAACAAAGTCATCAGGATCAATGGCCTGAGCAAGACAACGAACAAAAATACGGGGACGCTGAGTAGCAGGCACTTGATCAAGAATATAAGGCAAGCTCTCGATACCGACGGTGAACATATCTTCAAAATAGATAACATCTTCATTTGTAACTTCTCCATTTCTCATCATCTTGACAAGATTCATCATTTGACTCATACTAAAATATGAGCGACCGTGAGCATCTAACACCTGCCCTACAGAAATAGCATTAGTGTCATCTAAGGTTTCACCTTCTATATACACTACATCTAATCCTCGGCGATCAAAAACACGCTTATTCCACTCAGTGAGTTGTAGTGTATAGCGTGAATTATAGGATTCAAGTCCTACATAAAAGAGTTTTCTCATTAATTTTTCCTTGTATGATTTCCGTTGCGTCTGTATCTCGAACAGTAATAATATCGGGTTTACGAACCTCAATCTTACCAGATGGCGTATTACGCACGATGACGATATCCGCTGAATCTGCGGGCATCCTCATCCCACATGTTCTTGGCATTTTTACCTTGGCTAAACTTGTTGTACTGTTGCCAAGCATAGGCCTTGAAGTTATACAGGTCCTCCTCACGGAATCTGTAGCCGTAATCTCTACAGAATTCCAAGTAGTTGGCTAAATCTTCGTGGGCCTGAATGGCTCTAGGACTGAGACGATGCGTGGGCTTGCCCATGATATTTCCTTTTAAATTACAATTGATGATAAATAACAATGATAGAGAGATAATTTATGCCTAAACTAACTAACCCTACCTCTAATGATACTTGTTTTTTGTGCGGAAAGCAAGCACATTGGATAAGTTTCAACTCCAAACAACTTCGATGCGTTGAGAAGATCACTCAATGTTCTGGACACGCTAAAAAAGCCGAATCTTCTCGACAGAAAAATATAACCAAAGAACAACGACGGGCCCATATGAAACAAATGAGTGATAAGGGCAATAAACGACTCGCTGAACTTCATACAGATGAGCAATGGCGTCGAACTAAGGGCAATAATGTTTCTAAGGCCAAATCTACTATACCTGCTGAACAACAATCCAACTGGATTATTTACGAAGGTATCGTCGATCGCGTTACAAGAGAAAGTTGGATATATCATAATAATAAAATTAATCCTGATAACTTGCCGAGAGGCTGCGAGTATGAACTAGATCACAAATACAGCAAACATCAAGGTTTCTTAAATAATGTTCCGCCTGAAGTAATAGGACATTATTCAAACTTACAAATGATTCCACGGCATTCCAATCGTAAAAAATATAATAAATGTTCTGTTACTATTGATCAATTATATGAAGGAATTAAATAATAATCGACTGCGATGGGCGTGTAAGATTGTATTCGATAACACATCCACATTCGCCATCCTCGCTTACACTGATCTTCATGTTTCGCCCAGGGTATCTGTTAGCTAGTTGTAGATATAAATCATCAGCAAGCATCTCTACACTTTTTGAATCAATTTCAATTGTGTTCTCAAACAAAGATTCGCAATAAGTTAAAACTTGGTGAAATTCCAGCTCACGATCGTTATGAAATATTTCTATTTGAACATTAAATTTAAACAAGTGTCTGTGTCTTGCGGCAAGATATGACACATCATATTCTCCTGCAGAACATAGTTGTGGGTCAGTTCCTGCAGCCGGATATCTATGAAACCCAACCTTTTGAAAATTTACATATATCCACCGCTGTGCCGCCTGCATTACTCGTTCTACTGTTGCACGTTCTTCTTGTATCATTTTTGCAATAACTCCATGGTTACGATTTTGCCAATTGATTCTGCTAGGTTTTCGTCGGGTGTGACGATGTGTAGTTTGATCCTATGATCGTCCTTCTTGGGATCATAGTAGCGTGTTTCGATCACAGTGCCACCGTTGACCTGTTGCACACGGAAGTTGATGGGATCTGGAAGATCAATGCCGCTTACTGAACAGTCTTCTATTTCGTCAAAGCTACTCAAGCGGCCACTGCTTCTACCTATAACTTTTATTTCAGCATGCCCGCCTACCAAGAGATTGAGCAAGCGTTGTCTTAACCAGTTTTTCATTTGATTATTTCGTCCTTAGTATATTTAGACCAGTCAGTAAAACAGTGTGAGTTTTGTAAGTCATGTAGACTCCAGCACCATACTCCAGGATTGGTTGCGGCAAAGTCTCGATCGTCAATCTTGAGTGTGGCATGATAGCCAAACTGGCGAATATAAGGCAGTTTAACACTGATCATAGGAATAAAGTTGTGAAACTCGACCAGACCCGATTCCAATAAGCCTTCGGCCTGTGACAGGTCCAAATCCAAGGTGCATAACCAACCAGCTTCTAGGCAGTCTTGAACCATGACTTCCCAATCGCGCCAACCATCAGCATCGTTGGTTGCCAGGGCAGGAAAACTTTGATTGGCACCAAAGTAAATGTGCTCACAGTCGTTGTTCTTGGCTTCTTGTAAGACAATCTGGCTGTCTTGTAGACCTACTACAAACAAGGTGGCTTTGCCCAATGCAGGTGTATGTTCTACTTCGGTTCCGGTAAAGAATGTTACCGATTCATGTCCTGCTCTAATCATTTGATTCAGTCGTGTAATGGGTTGAAGGATTATGTTCTTGTTTAAGTGTAACAATTTGTGTCTTTAATTGCAACCGTTGCTTCTTCAAATTGTTTAATTCTACATCATCAAATACTCCGGTACTTTCTAGACCATCGATACGTTTGTCTAGGGCTTGGTGTGCTTGTTCTAAATGTTGTATACGACGTTCCCAAGTCATGTGGTTTCCAAATTATCTAATTTTGATTCGTCAAAATCAATTTCATCTTCGCTGGAACCCTGGGTTGGTTCGTCCACTTCAAACAGGGCATTAAATTGACTGTGTGCGTTTTTGGCTTTCTTGCCCTTGAATCCTCTAGTGCCCACAATGTCCATCCAGTAACGATCATAGTGTTCAATAATGGCTTCGGCTTCCTCACGATCTGGAGTGGCAAAGATAGCATCTACAATGTCTTTGAATCGGGCATGATCACCGTTTTGGTTCCACATCATAGCAGGCCATGAGCCGTTGTCGTAAGTACGATTGGCACGTTGAACCGCTTCAATATGCATCCAAACGTTATGACCCATTAAGAGCGCATAACTAAAACTATCCCACGAAGTTTTACCTTCTTTACCAATCTTATTTAGGTCGCCTGGCTTGTAGATACAAATATCTTTCATAGTCAGGTGTTGACTGATCGGGCTTTCGTCAAAATGATCTACAAAACCTTCGGCAACCACAGTTGGACCATATGGACGAGTGTCAGTTGCAAACTTTTTATCGTCTACAATAGGACTCATACGATAGCACCACTTTTCATTATGCGGCAAATCAATGTGATGATATACTTGTCCGTTAGCAGTCGCCAGGAACGGACTAGCACAATCAAACGAGATTGTAAAACTAGGATTTACATACTTACGAACAGCCCGTTGAATATCTGTAAGTAGCACAGCCCACTCTAGTTTACTTGTGCCCAAGAAGTGCATCCAATCATGAACACCTTCCTGTAACAAGTTATCGTGGCGTAATGCTACTAAGCGTCGTAACACCAAATGCACGTCACACATGTTCTGTCCACCCATTGACCACCCATCAAAGTGCGTGTCTGGGTATACAGCAGGGTCGCAGTAGTGCTTCATGGTTTCATACCAACGATCTGCGTCAGCATGATTGGCACCTTGTAATACGTTTAAAAATTTGGCACCGCCATTACGAACACCTTTACGATGTTTCATGAAGTAGTCGTTATTGAACTTGGTAGCATCAACTGCTTCTTCTAAGGTAGTGATCTGACATGCCGCACTGGCTTTTTTATCATGGATGACCCAGGTTGGAATATCAAGTATCATGCCATAGTCGGCAATCTCATCTAACCATTTAAGCACCATCTCACGTTTCTTTTGTGCCTTGGGACAACCTGAGTTGGCCTTCCAGTCACCTTCCCACAGGCCTTTGGCAATCTGGAATCCGCCTGAGTCACCTAACATCACGGTTCCGGGCTCACGATTACGAACCATGTCTTCTGACCAGTCCTGTTTTGTAAGATCCAGGTTAGCGTGACCGCCTGAATATAAGGACCACTTGTATGGAAACAAGCCCTTAGAACTATTGAGCCAGTTCATCATTTCCATATCCTGAATACCTGCAGGCATACGAGCCGGATCTACATAAGGTCCATTGACCGGATCACGTTGTTTGCCTACAAAGGTGGCATAGAAACCCGAGATTGCTGGCAAGAATACAGCGTAATCGTTTTGCTTGGCAGTTAAGTTGTCTTGTGTCATTTAAACCAATGTTGTACTAGTACCATCAAGCTCAACCAAGCCCACATAGTGTTAAAACCTACTAAGGTTGGTAGAGCCTTTTTACGACTGGCCCAGATTAATGTTACGCTAGTGATTAGTGTCAGATAATATAGTTGCCAGATTTGAATACCAAAGATTAGTCCTGGAATAATAATAATTGCCTTAGCTACCCAACTGACAAATTCCACTGTATTATAATTAGTCCAGTATTCACGTGTGAACCACATGGCATAACAGTCACGCATATTGCGCCAACCGCTGTGTGTGTAACAAATGACCATCAATACTAACCATATACCTACTGCTAATAAAATTTGAACAAGGGTCATATTATTTGCTTTGTGCTGGAATAATGTATGTGTAAGTAGCCAAACCAGAATCAACAGTAATTTGTGCCGCACCATCGTCACTAATCTTCATTACTTTATCTCCAGTCAAATCAAGAATACTGATTACAGTCTTGATAGGCCAGGACCATGCACGTTTAAGTGTGCCAGTGACTCCGGGTTGGAATACAAAGTTACCCGAGTGAGTTGAATGATCACCAAATGAAAACTTCAAGTCACCATTTTCTGTTTTGGCTGTAAAGTTAACTTCTTCAGCATTGGCCTGTGCTTGCATTTTCAAACGCTGAATGGCTGCTACCGTGGGTTCAAATTCAATATTCCAGTTCACTCCTTTGAACTTGACTGTCTTGGCTTTTTCTGTCACAATTTCACTGGCCATAAAACGATAAGTGTTTTTAAAGTCCTTGGTGGCATTTTGGAAAGTAATGCCATCGGGGGCTCCGGTGTCTTTGCGAGTAACCGCAAGCTCGGCGCCTTCTTTATACTCAGACAGATTTAACAAAATGTTGAGTTTAGATAAGTTTGGCATACCAAACAGGCCAATAAACTCTGGAACTGGGTTGGCATATTTGCCTTCTACAATCACGCTACGATCTTCAGCAATGCCAAAGATGTCAGTGGTTTTGTCATCGCCTGTAATTTTAACCAGGTCAATAACACCTAATTTATGTGTGTGTTCTACTAAGTCTAATAAGTGATCTTTCATGTGTAATTCTCCTTGTGTTGATTATACGGGGTTTATTTAGATTATGCAACAGGTTTAGGTAATATTTTTGCCAAAGGTTGTCCGCCACGTAATGATTGTCGTTCTCCTGGTTTTTGAAATTCTATCCAGGTCCACGGCCCACGATCGTGGTAATCAAAAGTTTGTACAAATCCTAAACTTTCGGCAAAAGATTTAATCAGCGATCCGGGCGTGTATAACGCAGATCGAGACTCAACCGCCTTTACACCTTGCCAACGATCACAATCATTGTAGGTCATTAGTAACATGCCACCTGGACGCATTTTTTCGTAAAGTTCGGTCAGATAACGACGTATTACTTCAAACGGTCTATGATTAAAATAGTTCCAGGCCAATACCATGCCAAATTGATCATTGGGCAATTGACGCAGTATATCTTCTTCTTGATCTTCGTGTATCACATAGGTACGCAACCTTTTTTGATACATGGAATTGAATTGTGCCATGGCTGGTTCTAGCAGTTCATAACTTTCATCAACCAGATACAACGGGTCGTTACTGACCATGTGCTCTAACCAAGGTTCATTGCCTGGATGTAAGACCATAGCTGTATTTTCCCAACCAGAAAAACGTTTAATTCTATGTAAAATAAGATTTTGAGATTCAGCGGACAGTGGCAGTCGATTATTTAAAATGTGATCAACGTGTAGCTGTATGTTTTTCTCTTGTACAGCTGGTAAATCTGCCAATTCTGGTGGCAAAACATCTGGAAGTATTTTATTAAAAAATTGATATCTATGTGAACGAACTTGCTCGTAATTTTTATAACTATCCTGAAGGTAGGATTTTTCTTCTTCTCTAATTTGATCATACACCTGTTGTTTCACATGGTCAAACAAATTTTCAAATTGATCAAACGACGCTAATACCTCAGTCCTGAGAATGTCCAAGGTATTATTTTGCGACAAGTCTACAATTTTTTGCAATTCAATATCTGTAGATTTTTTAATATCCATGGCAGTCATGGAACAGAGTTGATTATAATAGCTGACCAGATCACTTAACATAATATTACCATTCAAATAGAGTTTGGAAAGTGTTTTCTGTGTTAGTGGCGCTGGCCAGATCCCACTCTAATACACTCAGTAAATTGTCTAGTTTTTGATCAACCACAGTAGCTTCCATTTCTGTGTCGTCAAATGGTAGTTCTTTAAACCACGCTGGTAAATGGATTTCGTCTGTAGGATACCCGATACTGGTCCAACCAAGTGGATTGCTTTTAAGTTTACATACAATGGTCTTCATTCCATCAACAATCTGCATGCTATACTTGTCGCTGTTCATGCGACGTAGATTGTTCCAGTTGATTGCGGCACGCACATGCCCTGGCATGTTGGCTTTGCCCAGGCGTTCTTCTTCCTTGGCATACTTGGTCAAGTTGTTGACACGTTTAGGACTACCCTTCTCCCAGCCAGGTCGCTCTTTAAACAAGTATTTGAACTCACGGATCTTTTCGATAATCTGCTCTCTGGTGGCACCGGTCAAGACATCATTGAGAATTGTGCTTAAAAATTCTTGGATCACTTTGGGCGTATCAGATCGTTTCAAGTCCAGACCCATGGCTTTTACTTTGCCAGGCTCACCGTGTGTGTCTACACGCTTGTTCTCTTTGTCATAGTAAAGAACAGCATAACGTTTTTTAGTAATAAACAGACCCTTCGACGCTACAATTTCACGACCGCCACGGATCACCGACCCCATCTCTCTTGGACAATGAAATGCCTGCTCCATAAATCCTGGAAAACTTTCATTCACTTGATCGGCAATACTGTTGTACAATTGAACAGCAATTTCTTTTGACCATGTCATATTACCTGCTTCGATCTCATCTTTGAGAGTAGGATAAGCAGTAAAATAACAGGAGTCTGTGTCACCATAAATGATGGCTTCGCCCACGTGATCATACCGGCCGGTAATACACTCATTTACATAAGCATCCATGTGACGGGCAATCGCACGTCCAGTAAGAGTGGTGGACTGACCAATACGCTTATCAAAGAAACGGCAACCAGGATTAAGAATAGCACCATAGAGACTGTTGAGGTTAATCTTTTTAACAAGTTGACGCTTGTCCCAATACTCTTCATCTTCGGCATTGGTTGCCTCCTTTAGTTTGGCCTGCATGTCTTTACGTTCTGCATACCAACGTTTTAACAAGCCCGGAATAATAGCTTCTTTTTCGTAGGTAAAGATAGTGCCGTTGGCAGTGATCATCCAAGGTTGATTTGAATCAAAAATAATTTTCCAGACTTCGGCAGCACTGTGTACCGACTCCTCACCGTCTTGCCAATCAATGGTGATTTCTGTGCCCACTTGCATTTCCATAACTGCCGTGTACTCCAGTGTGGCAAACAAGCCCTCCCATGCTCCTGCAAAACTACTACCGGCTCGCATCTTGTCGCTGATATAGCGATCAGTCATGACCGGACGTAGTTGCCCTACAATAGTTTCTGGACCCATGTTCAAGGCACGAATTGCCGATGGATACAATGAATTGATATCAATTGATCCCACGTACTCATGGATGCCTTTTTTAGGAAATGCCACATAGGCACCTGCGGCCTGTGTATCCTCATCGCTATAACGTTCCTTGCGATTGGGCACAACCATGCCACGTTCGTGCGCTTCGTTAATGATGGCCTGTTCGGTCACGGCCACAGCACCCATAGTGGTTTGTAGTAGCACTGTGTTTTCATGTGCTAGTGTATTAGCCAGATCTAAGAACTTGAGTTTTTTGTCCAGCTTGGCAAGAATCATGGTATCTTGACGATTATACTCAATGAACTTTTTGAAGTTTTGATTGTACAGTTGGTCCAGGGTGCCTTCAAATACTGTTTTGGTTTCTTGCAGTTCATATTCAGCAATGGCATCCAAACTATAACTATGACGTTCTTCATATGTATATTTGCGATACAGTTGCATATAGTCCATGTGTACACGACCAATTAGATCATATGTTTGACTTTCTGCACCAAAACGTTCAAATGTACGGCCTTTGGGATATTGATTCCATAAACAAAATCTGCGTGTGTCGTCTTTGCTTAACACACGGGTCACACGATTCACTGTATAAGGGATATCATAACCCTCCGAATTCCATCCTGAAAGTGCGTCAGCATCTTCAATCAGATCCAGGAATGTTTTTAACATTTCACCTTCGTCGGTGAACACCACAGTGTTGGTAAACTCGCCGGCAATTTCTTGTGCAGTTTCAGCACTCATGTGCTTGGGCGGAACAACCAAGGTAACCAGTTGATCCAGCCATTGCAGGTATACTGAAATAGCAGTGATGGGATTGAATGGATCTTCGGGCCGACTGAATCCACGTTCAGGGTCAAAGTCCACCTCAATGTCAAAGAACGCTACATTTAGTTTGGGGCCGTCTTGCCCTTTGTAGTTTTCTTCTAGACAACGAAAGATTGGATTGATGTCACTCTCATACAAAGGTTTGCCACTCTGTATGCGAATTTCTTTGCGAAATTCTTTGTTGTTGCGTGTGCTGAAACGACTTACTGGTGTGCCGTAGATACTAGTAAACTTACCTCTAGGGTCTTCATAATAGAACACATAGTTGGCCGGATATTCTTGATATCGACGTTCGCCATTTTTACGTTCTACTACATGAATACGATCGTGTTCACGATCAAATAGTGCATCTATATAACTCAAATTTTTCTCCGTTTATGGCCGGTCGACCATGATTCATGCTCGTGATGTGAGCGACTCATACTGTAATTATCACGGTGTTATACCACTTCAACATTTTCCAATTCAAATACCGGGCTGTTGGCTATGTCCTGCAATACATCTAAGTTTAACACAGATCCCACACAAGGCCAACCGGTGTATCGCATGATGCGATCGACTCCGTGTTGTTCAACCCACTCTGGTGCGTGTCTTATCAACCGATTCAGGTAATTTTTATCAAGATCAAATGCGTATGGTTGTATCATGATATTGATACCCGGTCTTATGATGTCATGGAACTTGCAGGTCTGTGCTATGTTGCTAAAATCTTGCTGATTAGACAAAAAGGCTGGATCGTGTCCTACATAAGGATTTTGTAACTTAACGTCGCCAAACTTTAAATTGCATACAAATTCAAGATCGTCTGGCATGGGTATCTGATCGTCATTGAACCATTCGATCTGTATCCACTCGCCTCTGGTGCTACCGGCCTGTACAGCATGCAACGCATAGTGCAATTCATGACACAAGTGGTCGTGCTCTTCGGGGATATTTTCAAACCCACGAGCTAGATAAGTTTCAATATCTTTGTGCAGTCTAGTTGTGGTCTCAAGATCGTACCGATCCGAGATCCAATTCCACCCCAATACCTTGCGAGCTTCTATGGCCAACTGTTGCAGATAATCTACAGTGTAACGACAGGGGTCTCTACTGATGGCCGGCTGATGACTGTTTTTCCTAACCAGTTCCTTAAATCTATCACGTACAGAGGTAGCATCCAGTTTGATTTCTAGCGCCGGGAATCCGCGATATTTGACAAGGATATCTGCCGACATTGATCAGAGCGTCTTGCCTACTGTGGTCAAAATTGTTTCTAACAGTTCATGATCCTGTTGCTCACGACCAAATTCAGCCTTGTGTGCTAGTTTAATAGCCTTCTTAAGGATGTTGGGTTTGATGTCTAGTTCTTCGGCGATGGCCTTGATAGTGTCGTTGAGTCCACCTGTGAGTGTTTCAATTTCCATGGTGACCTGCATACCTTCGTTGATGACCTGGGTCAGTTTGGCCTGCTCAGCTGTGTTAAAAGTTCTGTTGTTAGACATGTAAATCTCCTTTGAATATGTAGTATATAGGTTATTTAGACCATTGTCAACAATCATTTGTTGTATAGGACAAATTGGTCTGATAAGTAGCATTATATATTAATTTCCCAGGCGGTGTCAATGAAAAGAGCGGTGTTATGCGTAAGTAATCCGCAAGACTATATCGGTC